GCCGATCTGTCCGGCCGTACCTTCGCCCCGGGCCTCGCCCCACAAGGTGCGAGCAAGGATGTCGCGGTCTTTATCGGTTGCAGTCATCACTTTTCTCCAGGCAAAAAAATACCCGCTCGGTGGCGGGCTTCAGTGATCGCGTCGGATCACATCGTTTCGGCGGCGCTCAGCATTGGCGCGGCCACAATCTCAGGGACCGGAGGTTCTGCTGGCCACACGGGAGCCTGATACCAGGTTGGCTGAACCGTGATCTTGCCCAGTGCGAATTTGTACACCTTCCAGGCTTTCAGCGTGATGAGCAGCGAAGCCTGTTCGGCAACATCCTCATCAGTTGCCTCTCCCACTTCGATGCCGAAGCTGATCGTGTCGACTCGATCCTGAATGCGGGCAATCTGCGACACTGCCGTGCTGTTGCGTGCAGCCAGTTCAGCCTTTGCCAGGGCCAGAGCCTCCGCAGCCATAACAGCATCCTTCATCGCCTTGGTGACCAATTTGCTCCAATCGATATTCATTTGGCGGTCTCCACGGCGACGGCAGGATCTGCCAATGGCTGGGGCAGGCCCACAACACCGTCAGGAACACTGAGCAGCGGCTCCGGATATGCCTGCTCCGGGCTGAAATTGATCGGCAGCGGCAAGAAAATAGTCAGCGCCAGCTGGCCATCGACGCGATCGACCTGGCCCGCAAACCACTGCGAGCTGATCGCGGCCGCCGGCAAGGTGTCACCGTCGGCCAGCGGCGAGAAATCGAACACCTCACCATTGACCATCAGGGAATCGCCGCTCCGGATAAGACTCAGGGTGTTGTCACTCCGTATCGGACGCAATTCAATCCTCATCAGAACCACCTCCCAATTGCAAAAATATTGAATGACACGCTGGTTGTGACCGTCGACGCCGAAGGCGAGGCCAGGAACAGGCTAAACGTGTTTCCGTTTGTGGCATCTGCCAGAGGACACCACGCTGCGCGCCCCGCCGCTGACGGATCACGCACCTGAACGAAAAGCAACGGAGCAGCGGAGAATAAAGCAGGCATATTGCCGATGATTGGACCGGCAAACCGGTTCGCTGTAACAGAAGTCCAGCCTGGGGTGAGACTCAACGACTGCACTGTAATCATCAGCCCAGAGGCGAACTTCACCCATGATCCTGCGCTGCTCGATCCAGACTCAAAGATCGCGCCTGTGGGAACACCGCCACTCTGAGAGACCGTGCCTAGAATTGCGGCGATCGCTGCACTGCCCAGCTCAAGGCCAGTGCGGGCGTCTGCAGCATTCTTACCACCGGTGCCGCCCTGAGCGAGAGATAGAGCTGTAGTCAAGCCTGACAGGGATGTGATGTCGCCGTTGGCGCCCGACTTGGCCGCGCCTAAATTGACAAGTGCGTCCCCTGAGATTGTTGCTCCGGTCCCCCCTTTCAGCACCGGCAGAACATCGTAATTACCGGTGGTGCCAAGTGCGGCGAGCTTTGCACCGAATTGATTGACCAATGCCCGAAGCGCATCGGCCGAGTCTTTCACATAGCCCTGCATTGGCGCCAAAGCGTAGATGCCGGCGTTATTGGTTGCGCCCTGATAGTTCGGCGAGATCGACAAGGCCGTGTCGCTGGCGATGTTTGTCACTTCGTACCAGCCGCCGTCCGGGCCACGGAAGGCATCACCGACTCGGCTGTTGGCAATAAAAGAGGTGCCCGCGCCAATTACGGCATTGGAATTTTGGACGACAGAAACCGTCCCGGTTTTGTACCAGGGCATGGCAACTTCCTATAAAAAGTTAGGCGGCTTGTTTTGCGAAAACTGCCGGCAGGAAAAAAGCGAACGGGTTTGAAGCTGCAACCGTGATGGCGTAGAGCTTGCTGTTGGGAAAATCCCACCAGCAGTAGAGGTTTCGAGGAATCGCGCTACCAGAAGTCATGGACATACCAAACGTATTGAGCAGCATGAATTCGTTCTGCGGAAAATCGAACGGCACCGAGTAGTAGATCCGAGTAAGGCCCTGCGCATCCAGGTCATACGTGACGTAATTCCAATTCTGGAACGCCCGAGTGAAGCTGGCATTTGGGGTGCCAGAATCGAACAGCAGCTTCCCGGTACCATCCCACAAACGCATCCCATACTGAGCAACTTCCTGCGCCGCGAAGGCAGCGACAAAGTATCGACCGTTGGGCTGCGCTGTGTTCACGCTGTAGGCCCGAACATAGAACCCGGTCCAGTTCCCTGCCGATCCGATAAGACGCATCTGGCAAAGGCCTGCGATTGAGTTGACGGTGTCCGGACGGACGAAGACCAGCGGCGGTTCCTGCGACGTGACCGGTCTCGCAAAATAAGTCGTTGAACCGAGACCGCCTTCCTCGGTCGGGGAGAATCTACCCGAGGAAATCACCATCAATCGAGCGAACTCGGAATCGAGCGTGACGACATTACTGTTGTTGGTGAATTGAACGCCATATCCCATCAGCCCCACCTCATCACAATTAGCCGCATGGTTCCGGACGAAGTTGTGCTCGCCGCGTATGTGCGTGTGTGGTTGTAGACGCGGGCGACACCATCAAGCATCTCGGTTTCAAATTGCATTTGAGAAGCGCTGTAAGCTCCAGTCGGAACCACGATGGCGGTAGCATTCCCAGGGCCTACACCAGGCACTGCGAAATCCTGACTTCCCTTCGACGCCCCTACCGCAAAAGTCACCAGTGTTGATAGCGCAACTCGAATCGTGAATGAGTTCTCGTCGATCTGAAGGGCGCCATCGGCGCCCCAGATCCTCATGCCATAGCTACTCATGCGGCCAAGTTCCCCCACTGATAGCGCTTGACGCCGTTTTCATCAAAGACTTTGCCGCCGTTGTTGTTGATCTGCTGCCTCGCACCACCACCGAACGCCGAGTTGATCTCAAACGTCCCGTCGAACCATAGCCGCCAGCCTTGCGTGCCCGCCACGTAGTTGCTCGACTGGATGTAGTTGCCGATTTTGGCGTTCGTGATGCTGCCATCCTTGATAAACGCGGAGTTCATAAACACTTGTCCGCCCTCCACCGCAAAAGGGACCGAGATTGCGCCGCCGGCTATCGTGTTGACGATGGCGAACCGGTCGGCGGCGACGAGAAACTGGCTTTGCAAGCCGGCCGGGCCATTCTCGATGCCAAGACCGACTCCGGCAGCGATGTACTGACCTGTGCCTGAGTTGTACTGCATCTTCACCGACCAACTTGCGGTGATCTTTCCATTCACGTCGTTGACGATCGACGTGTTCTGTTCAATCGCCGTTTGTTGGTTTCCGACAGTGGTGCTCAGCTGGCTCAACTGCTGGGCAGTGGCTTGCTGATTTGTAACCACCACCTGCTCCAGCTCAGTGATGTTCGCAGCGTTCTCGCCGATTTTCGCGTCGAAGGTGGTGATGCGCTGAGCCATTGCCTCATCTTCAGATGCTCTGACTTTGCTTTCCGACGCGATCGAGGCAGTGCTCCCCCACTCCTTGAGTGCACCATCCAGATCTCCCTGGCCATCATCGTCCCGGGAGGACGCACGCAAGGCTTCAAACGCCGTCGCCTGCGCCGTTACCACCCCGTCTAGCTCGGTTATTTCTGCGGTATTGGTCGCCACCTGCTGGGCAAGCCCATTGACGGTTTCCACCGTCTGCCCTACGTCGAGCCAATAAGCTGGATTAGGCGGTGGAGTATCGACCGGCACCGGACCGGTAGCCTGATAAATCCGCTTGCCCTGCACTGCCAGGTCGTACTCTTCGTAGGTGGCTTCAGGGTCGTAACCCTTCAATCCGTCGAGCGCATCGATCTGAGCCTGAAGGCCGGGGATCTTGTCGATTTCGTCGAGAAGGTCCTGACCCAGTTCCGTGCGGCCGATCTCGCCGGCGATCATCTCCAGAATTGCCGTCGCGTCCGCGCTTGACTGCCCCTGCACACCCATACCGATCGGATACCACGGCCCGATGTTGCCGATTTTGTCGACGATCCGGCCCCAGAAGTAGAACGTCACGCCAGCGCGCAGGCCGAGCATGGAGAAGTCACTCTGCGGATAAGCCAAGTCTGTCAGCTTCGTGGCCGCATCAAGCTGCGTCGTGGGTCCATACCAGATCTCTGTCCGCTGGCTGTCCTCAGCGCCAGCAGGGAAGCCCCACTTGAGATAAATGCCGAACAGCAACGGCGTTGCGGTCAGGAACGCCAGCGCTGGCGGCAATCCCTGCTTCCCGCTGAGGTTGGTCAGAATTGAGTTGCGCCACGGCGACGAGATGTCGAACGCACTCACCGCACGCACCCGGGCCACGTAGGCGCCGGCGTAGATACCGACCACGTCCACGTTGGTCATTCCGGTGCGCTGCACCTTGATCCAGTTACCGCTGTCCTTGCGCCACTCCACGTCATAACCGACTGCGCCGTCCACGGCGGCCCAACTGATCGTCATGGTGGCCACGGCCAAGCCCTGGACCACCGAAGACGTCGACGCGAGGGACACGCTCGCCGGCGCCGGTACGACGGTGATCGGAATCACACTGATTGGCCGCTCTTCAAGGCGAGCACCGGTGTCGATGTGCGCGAACTTGCTCGGCTCGAACTGCAGCGCGCTGATCTCGAAGTCGCCCTCGGTAGTGCGCCTGGTGCGCAGCACACGGTACAGCGGGATCGCCAAATCATCGGCGTCGAGCGCCCATTGCAATTGCGCAACCGGTGGCTCGCTGTATGCGACAGTCACCGTCACGGCGCGGCCATTGACGCTCTGCACGGTGCGGCCCTCGGCGCGGCCGCCCGGCAGGTTGATGATCAACCGATCACCAGCCTTGGCTTGGGTGTCGCGATCGAGCGTAACGACGCGGCCAGCAGCTGACGAGATCCGCCCGCCAACTTCCCGACCGGCCAGCAACGAGTCAGCAACCGGGATGATGTGACCAGGCAGCGGAATCACGCCCTCCATGCCGGTCTTGAACGACACGGTGCGGTCTTGGTTGTTGCTCAAGATCGCCCACTTGCCGCGACGCTGGGCCTCGGAGGCGCGGGTGCAGCCAATGGCGCTCAGCTCTGTCGGGCGGTCGCCGTAGCGACGCTGCAGATCCAGGTCAGCGAACGGAATGACGTCGGTGTCGTAGTTGTTCGCCGGGTTGTCGTAGC